GCACCACTGGTGAGATCAATATCGTCACTTCTACCAGTGGCGACACGGTTACTGTCAGCGCAACGCTGGACGACACCACAGCAGCTGCGCAGTTCCTTGCTGGCCCTACTGGTGCTGGTGGAACGGTTGGCTATAGGGCGATTATTGGAACGGATCTTCCGACTGCGAGCACTACTGCAAAAGGTGGTGTAATCGTCAACGGCAATGGCCTGACGATGTCTGGCGACACGATCGCCATTGATAACACCGTTACTGCAGAAACATCTGAGAACCACATTGTTCAATATGACGCCAATGGTCTGATTACTAGCGGTCGAGCAATCGCCGCTGGTGATATTCCAGTCGCAACTTCATCAACAACTGGTGCGGTCAAGCCTGGTTCTGGCTTGGGTGTTACCGCTGCTGGTGAAATCAATCACTCAAACAGCATCACTGGCGCAACTGCTGCCAAGGTTACTTTTGACGCTCAAGGTCACATCACCGCAAGTGAGTCACTGGCTGCTAGCGATATTCCTGATCTTGACGCGAGCAAGATTACGACCGGAACTGTGCCGACTGCACGCATCGCATCAGATGCAGTCACCGCAGACAAACTTGCCGATCGTTCTACAGCAACGATTGCAGAAATCACTCCTGCTGGTGGTGCATTTATTGGTCAGTGTCACCTGAACTCAATTACGGGTGATTACTTTCTTTGGGACGGCAACGTTTGGCAGCCAATCGGCATCAGCGTTGGTGAGATTGTGCTTGCTGGAACGTATGACGCCAGCACCAATCTTGTCGCCACAGTAACTGCTGAAGGCACAGCTGTTGGCTACACCGTGGGTTCAGCCCTGCCTGCAGCCTCTAGTTCTAATAAAGGTCACTACGTCATTGTCAGCGAGGCGGGCACTGGAACGTCACCCGCACCAACGGTTGCGTTGAATCCTCCCGACTTTTTGTTGTCTACTGGTACTGCATATACGGAGATTGACGTTTCAGATACGGTGACTGCACAGCAGGCATCAAACATTCAGTTCACTGCTGCAGGCAACATTGCAGCAACCAACGTTCAGTCTGCGATTGAAGAGCTTGACACTGAAAAGGCTGGATTAGCCAGCCCAACATTCACTGGCACGGTTGGTCTTGGTACTGCTGCGACGATTCAGTTTGAAGGCGCAAGTGCAAACGACTTTGAGACCACGCTGACGGTTACCGATCCAACGGCTGACCGCACGATCACGCTGCCTGATGTCACTGGAACGGTGGTGACAACTGGTGATACCGGCAGTGTGACCAGCACGATGATTCTCGATGGCACGATTGCCAACGCAGACATCAGCAGCAGTGCAGAAATTGCAGTCAGCAAGCTGGCGAACGGTACTGCACGTCAACTGCTGCAGACCGATGTTGCTGGAACGGGTGTTGAGTTCACTAGCAATATCGATGTCCCTGGAACGCTGGACGTCACTGGAGCGGCAACGCTTGATTCAACGCTGGACGTTACTGGTGCGACGACTGTTACTGGCGTAATTAACGCAGACGGCAAGGTTAAGTTCCCTGCTGGCAGTGCATCCGCTCCAAGTTTCTATAGCGGCACAGATACGAACACTGGTCTGTACTTCAGTGCAGCTGATGAGATTTCAGTTGCGACTGGCGGCACGCAGCGCGTTGCGGTTGATAGCTCAGGCCGGGTGTTGATTGGCACGACGACCGAAGGTGAATCTACAGCAGACGATTTAACTATTGCTACAACTGGACATACGGGGATAACTATTAGATCAGGTACATCACAAGAAGGAAACATTTTCTTCTCTGATGGAACTTCTGGTTCTGATGAATTGCGCGGGGCAGTTCGTTACTACCATTCAAATAATTCGCTCACATTTACATCAGACGCAACCGAGCGGATGCGCATTGACAGCTCGGGCCGGTTGTTGGTGGGGACGTCTTCTAGCACTACTGGCTCATCCTCTCAATTCGCAAAACTACAGGTCATTGGCAATGGAAGTGCTGCAGCGGATCGAGGCGCGATTGTAAATCT